GACATTATCTAAAATCGTGTTATACTAGTGGTGTAGAGTGATTGAACTCGCTCTGCTGTTATCAGTAATGTGGGCTCACTGTTGTATCAGTGGGCTCGCTGATATGATATTATATGTCTTTTTTCCTTGTGTGGGTTCATTTGATTTGTTAGTGGACCCACACTTCAAACAAAGTGGTTGACACATTTCAAAAGTGTGCTATTATAATATTAACATATATTCCTTTCGTATATGAGAGCCACGGTGGGCTAGATTGATGTGAAGGCATCAGCTGTGGGTTGTGATGATTGATTTCTCTCATTGAATCCATCCTTTAATACACCGTGGCACCCACACTCCCCAATCTGAGAAAACTTTTGGTTCCACTGTGATGTATGGTGGAGAACTGAGGGGCTACCCAAAAAAATGTTGGACTGGACTAGTATGCACAGTGCAAAAATAATCTCACCTATTTTTGCTTAAAGTGGTGTTATAATATTCACCTTGCCCCACCGTAAATAACTCAAATGGCACACTATACCCCCAAGAGATTTGAACAGTATATCACGGTAGATCCCCAAACGGGCTGTTGGTTGTGGCAACGGTGTCGCAACACCCAGGGCTACGGTGTGGCAGTGTGTTGTGGACGACACTGGTTGGCCCACCGCCTCGCCTGTGTGCTCTACCGTGTGAAGAATCATCGTCACGTTCACGCAAATGTGGTGCTTCATCAGTGTGACACGCCCCAATGCTGTAATCCCCAGCATCTGCAGATTGGCACACAACGTGAAAACGTTGCTGATGCAAAACGCAAGGCACGTTGGCATCCTTTCCGTAAAACTTCAAAATAAGGGGTTGACAGATCTCCAAAATGTGCTACTATAAACACAAGGAGGTAGACTATGCAAGATACATTATATGAACTCTCAGGAGAAAAAATGGGAGAGCTTGGTGAATACGGCTGGTGTTTTGGCGGACCTTGTGTTGACGCTGTTAAAGAGCCCAGCTTAGAAGATGCTATTAGTCACATTGACACTTGTTGTGCCGCGGTTTTAACAGAAGAATCAATCAACGGTGATCCAGATTTGGACACAGATTCAATACCGTCAGTTTGGCAAAGTCAAGAGTTTTTGACTGAATGGCTAGACACAGACTCAATACCGTCTGCTTGGCAAGATGATATTCGTCATCAACTCACTGTGCTTAAACTAGCACAATAACATTTACAGGGGCGCTATGCCCCTGTATATCCCAAAAAAAATCGCATAAATAATCACATACAAGACTCAGTCAAGCCCGCAAGGACAACTTCACTGATGCTTGAACAGTTAGACGGGCCCAAGTCTAGAGGATAACCAGCAAACACTGGCCCTCAACAACAAGGATAACTCATCAACGCATTTAAACTAACCGTGATATAATCACGTATTATGAAAGGTAAAATCAAATGGCAGCAGTAGGAAACAACTTGTCAAGCAACGCTTTCATTACTATGTTTGGTGATGAGGTAACTCACATCGCACAACAAAAAGCTTCAAAGCTTCAGGGTGCAGTAAGAACAGTTAGAGGCGTTGTAGGTAGCACATACAGATTCCCAGTATTGGGTAAAGCAGGTGTTATCAAAAATAAAAATGCAAAAGAGGATATTGATGCATTATCACTGATTGATGTCAACACGACACCAGATCCAGATGTATTAGTTCCAAACTCAGGAACATTCATTGGAACCAGCACAGGCACCGCAGGTGACCCAGCAACAGGTTTTGATGTAATGCTTCACACAAACAAAACAGCATCATTAGACAACTATTCAACAGGTGAATATGTTGATGATTTTGATGCATTAAAAACTAACGTAGACTTACGTTCAGCATATGCGTCATCAATAGCGGCGGCTATGTCACGTGCTTATGATCAAGTAATCATTGGTGCATTAGACACAGCAAGAACTTCAATGACAGCAATCACTGAAACAACACAAGGCACATTGGTAAGAGCGGATTTAACAAAAATCCACAATGCACTAAATGCCAAAGATGTTCCAATGAACGATAGATATCTTGTGGTTGACTCAACAACATACGGTGACATCTTAGGTGACACTAACATTGTTGGCAACGCAGATGGTCCATTATCACAAGCACTAGTAACTGGTATCTTACCAAACGTATTAGGTTTCAACATTATTATGTCAAACCTTTTAACGGCTATTGATGCAGATGAAACATATTCATATGCATTCCACAAAGATGCAGTTGGTATGGCGATTGGTAAAGACATCACAACTATGGTAAACTATGTTCCGCAAAAACTTTCAACATTGATTGCGGCAGAGTTTTCAGCAGGTTCTGTGGTTATTGACCCAACAGCTTGTGTATCTGTAACATCATAAAGATAAATAGAAGTGTAGGTTAGTCATTTTTCTTACATTCCTAAAGATATATGTGTTGAAAAGGGCGGAGGCAACTTCGCCCTTTTTTAGTGGCTAAATAAACATACAAGGAAATCACCATTATGGCAACAACCAAGTTTACAATCGCAACGCAGGCATTATTGAAAATAGGTGGCAATCCTATTTCAACATTTGACGGCACAGACAGAGAATCAGTTGTGGTTTCAAATATGTATGAAGACACCAAAAAGTCTTTGCTGTATACAACATTTTGGAACTTTGCAACACAAAAAACAGAACTAGCGGCACTGGCAGAAACATCACCAGACGCAAACTACAGATATGTGTATCAACTTCCAGGTGACTACATCAGAGTAAAAGGTATATTTGACACCAGTGGTGTAAAAAGAACAGATTATTCAGTTGAGAAAAACAAAGTGTATGCAAACATATCACCAATGAACTTGGAATACATCCAAGAAAAATCAGAATCAGACTTTCCACCATTCTTCACAGAAGTGTTGATAGCAAAACTGGCATATGAAATATGTGAGGCTGTCACAGGTGTGGGAACCATACAAGAAAGACTTGCAAGAGATTATGAAAGAAAACTACAACAAGCAAGAACAGTTGATGGACAAGAAAATCCACCAAGAGCATTCTTGGATGAAGGTAGATTGATAAGAGCAAGAGGTGGCAACACTGACTCAGTGATTTATCCAAGGAGTTAGACAGTGGCACAACTTAAAGTTATCCAAAACTCATTTACATCAGGCGAAGTTGGTGCATATCTAGATGCCAGAGAAGATTTAGATATTTACAGAACAGGTGCCAAAACCATTGAAAACTTTTTTGTATTACCACAAGGTGGTTTGCTAAGAAGAGGTGGTTTTGAATATATCTCAGGTGTTTCAGCAACAGAATCAGAAACAGGTTTTTCAGCACACTCAAGATTGATACCATTCCGTTTTTCAGTGGAACAAGAATATGTGTTGGTGTTTGAAACAGGCACATTCACTGTGTTTAGAAATGGACTACAAGCGGCAGTGGTTACAGATCCATTGCTCAACAACTTTACTGCTTCAAATATCAATGAATGGAGATTTGCACAAACATTTGATACACTTATTATGGTGCACGAAGATTATGCTCCAATACAAATAACCAGAAGCAGTCACACCAGTTGGACAGTGGCTGAAGTTTCATTTACATTTTTACCATTGGTAAACTTTGACAATGGCATCACATTAAATCCAAACTCAGATGGCGCCCCAAACCATCTCACAGCAAGTGCAGATCCAACTTCACACTTTGCAGTGGGTGATTACATTCAAATCAATGGTGGTTTGGTAAAGATTACATCATTTTCAGGCACCAACAATGTTACGATAAATGTCACCACAGAAGAACATTTGGCAACAGCCACAGAAGCATTGTCAACAGAATATCGTCAAACTGCTTTTTCGTCACTCAAAGGTTGGCCCAAGTCAGTGACATTTCACCAAAATAGATTGATATTTGGTGGAAGCAAAAGCAAGCCACAAACCATATATGGATCACAAACGGGAGATTTGTTCAACTTCAAACCCACAGAAACTGTGATTGACAGCAGTAACAATCCAATAGGACAAGTGAATGACTCAACAGCATTCACATTTACCATTGGATCAGACAGTGCTAACATCATTAGACACGTGATATCCAAACAAACACTGTTCATTTTTACATCAGATGGTGAGTTTGAGATGACTGGTAATCCAGTTACACCAACCAATGTTAATATTAGACTACAAACCAAATACGGAATACAAAACAATGGTGCATTACCAACCACAGTTGACAACGAAGTTATGTTTATATCTGCCAATGGTAGAGAACTTAGAGGCTTTGTGTTTGATTTCAACTCAGATGGTTACTATGCCAAGAACTATACCATTGTAAGTCACGATGTTTTGAACAATCCACAAGACGTGGCATTTGTTAGAGCACACAAAAATACCAATCAAAACTATGTTTTCATAGTAAATGACAATGGAGAACTGGCAGTGTTTGGTGTCAATGTTGAAAAACAAGTGGCAGGTTGGAGTAGATTTACTACAAATGGCAAGTTTAAGAAGGTTGTGGCAGTGAATGATGCAGACACAGACCCAGAAACACAGAGATTATACGCACTGGTTGAAAGAACTAGAACAAAAGATGATGGCACAGACATAACCTGCTATCATTTAGAAAGATTAACAGAAAATACCATCTATCTAGATGGCTATGTGCCAGTAGACAACACACCAGCAGACGCATCCATCACAGGATTAACAATGTTTGCCAATCAAACAGTGAATATTGAAGCAGATGGTATTGTTCACGCAGACAAAACCATTGGAACATTTGCTGGAGGTGGTGATTTATCACTGGATGACAACTATTCAGCAGTGAATATTGGCTACAACTACACATCAAAACTAACATCACTGACTTTGCCAGTTCAAGCAAATGGACAACCATACAGAGGTGAGCAAATAACCAAAGTTTCAGCATTGGTAAACGTCAACAACACACAAGCATTGAGTATTGATGGCACCAACATCAGTTTTAGATTTACAGGACAGAGTTTAGACTCACCTATATCACCATTCACAGGCACAAAAAAACTGTTTGTGGGTGGAGTATCAACAGATCCAAAGATAGAACTAACAGTGTCAACACCATTGCAATGCACAGTTTTGGGTGTGACAACAGAAGTGAAGTTTGGTGAATAAATATTATGATTAAGGAAATGAAATGCCCCAGTTAATACCAGCAGTAACATCAATAGGAACAGCACTAACCACAGCCGCACCATACATTGCGGCGGCAGGCACAATGTATTCAGCATATCAAAATGTTCAACAAGGTGAACAGCAAGCCGCTATATCAACATATCAAGCAGAACAGGCAGGAGCGGCATTGGCAGAAAGAGCTGTTGAACGCAAAAGAAGATTGAGAAAAACTGTGGGGGCACAAAGAGCATTGTATTCAGCCAGTGGTGTTGGCTTAGAAGGAACACCAACTGATGTGTTTGAGCAAACTGCAAAAGAGTTTGCTTATGAAGATTATGCAGATAGATTTGACACACTAGCCAATATTGGTAGTAAGTATATGGAAGCAGATGCTTATCGTAGAGCAGGCAGACAAAAAGCCGTAGGCAACTTACTTGATTTTGGTATATCTTGGGGAATGAGAGGATAATGATTGACTTTATGACGTGGTTATGGGCAACCAAGAAAATCAAAGCCAAAGATATTCATTGGTATGAAATAACCAAACTATTTGAAGAATATAAACGATTAACCAAAGAGGAGGGCACAAACAATGCCAATGGTAGGAAAAAAAAAGTTTAGTTACACAAAAGCAGGTAAGAAAAAAGCAAAATCTTACGCAAAGAAAACTGGACGAAAAGTTAAAACTAAAAAAGGTTATTAATAAAATATGGCAAAGATACCAACATATGAAGGCAGAGCAACACCTAGTGGATCAGTAGTTCGTCCAAACTTACCAGATTACACAGTTGATATTGCACAAGGACTGGTAAAGGCATCAAACAAAATACTTGATGCCAAAGCAGTTGATGAAGGATTCAAACAAGGTAAGATTGAACAACAAAAAGCACTTGAAGAAGGTGCAGGATTTGTTGAACAACAAGGCTACACATTGAGAAGTGAAGCATTCAACAAAGGTGCTAACGCGGCTTATGTTGCTGGTATGAAAACCAAAGCAGAACAAGAACTAACAACACTTGCAACAGAAATAAATGATCCATTGAGCACAGTGCCAATAGAAGAAAGATTAAACACATACAATCAAAGAAAAGAAGAAATAAGAAATGATTACTTTCAATCATTGCCATCACACTTGCAAGGTGACTTGGGTGGATACTTTGATTCACTGGCATTTAGATATGGTGAACAAGTTTTTGCAAATCAAAGAAACTTAGAAGTTGGAGAGATAAAAGCCACTATTGCAGGTAGGGTAGACACAGCATTAGAAACAATACCAGCATTGATTAGAGATGGTGGATACAACAACAACCAAGATTTAGAAACAGCATTTTCAGATATTGTTGCGGCTATTGACGAAGGCTTAGGCACACTGTCGCCAGCAACAGCACAAGTTTACAAAGAAAAAATCAAAACAGCAATGCAGGTTGGAGCATTAGAAAATGCTTACAAGAATGCAGAAGACAAAGAAGCATTCATCAGAGACTTAGAAGCAGGTGGCGATGTATACAAGTCAGTGATGCAAGAAGTCAATGAATCATTCTTTGATGGTGATACCATAGAAGAACTAGAAGCAAACGGACCAGGTGGTTACAAAACACTTGCAAAAACTTTACAAGCACAACTCAACAACGAAAAATCACAAATGGTTGTTGAAAGAACAGAATGGGCAAATGATTTCAATCAAGCAATGGCATTGTATCAAGGAGGAGTTGATCCAGGATATGTATTCAATGCACAAGAAATGAAAGACTTGGGTTTTTCTGATAATGACATTGCCAAAAAACAAATACAGTTTGAACTTGCACAACAAATATATCCAGACATCATTGGTGCAAAAACATCATCATACATTGACAACAAAACAAACTTACAAACACTCAACAAAGAATACAACTTGTTGGCAGTGAAAGAAAACAAAACAGCAGAAGACAGAATACAACTTGGTATAATGAAAGCAAAGATTGATGGTATAGCAGGTGTGTATGAACAACAAGTCACAGCAATACAAGAAGGTAATCCAAACTTGTTGTTGGATATGGCAGGTGTTGAATACGATACCAACTCACCAGAAGGCTTGACAGCATATCACACAACCATTATGAACAAGTTTGGTTTGAGTGCAGACAATATGAAAGTAGCACCACAGGATCAACTGGACAAAGATGGGGCTATATTTGCATCAGGTGACTTTGCGGCGATATATGGACAAGGTGGTTTGAAAGACAAGTATGGCAAATACTTTGAAAAGTTTGTGGCAGATGCTGGACTAACCAACACAGGACAACAAACAGTTGCCATTACATCAAACATCAATCCAGCATATTCAAATCAAATGTATAATGCACTGCAAGACTATGACAGCAATGTTAAAAATGCAAAACTGATTGATTCAGAGTTTGCAGGTGAAGGTGGAGCATTACCAACATTCACATTGGCATTTGAAGAAGAGTTCAAAGAATATTATATGGGCAACCAAGATATGGCAGTTGACATTGTGAAGTCAGCCAATGCATTGTTTGTCCAAGCATACATTAGAACAGGTGATGTAGAAAAAGCACAACAGTCAGTGATGAAAAACTACAATCAAATATTCCAAAAGTTTGAACACAAAGGTATGAAGTTGATGTTACCATACAATGTAGATGCACAACAAATAACCAACAACATTGATGACTTTATTGCTAATCCACAAAAGTATGGCATACACACAGGTTCATTGTTTGACATAAATGATTTCAAAAAAGATATTGAGGACAACACATTTGACAACTATTCGTTGGCATATGATGGCGGACAAATCAAAATAATCAATCCAGAAAATGCTATGGGCTACACCACAGTATTCAAAAGATTACCATCAGCAACTGGAGAAATAACATACACCAACAACATCAACTTGTTGGAGAACAATGACAATGTTGAAACAAATGAAACCAAAGATGTTGTTGATATTTGGGAATATGATTCAACAGTGCCAGTTGAAGTGTTTGTTGACAGTGTTGCACCAACAGGTGAACTTGAAGCACAATCAGTTGAAACCACACAAGGTATATCATTTGCTGACAAAGTAAATGAAACAACACAAACAAAACTTACAACATTTGAAGAACAAGAAACAGCATATCAACAACAAGAACAAGAAGCAATCACAAACTTTGGACAGTCATTGTATGAGTCATATCAAAAGTTTGATAAAAACAATGATGGCAGTATTATGGGTGAAGAACTTGCTGAACTGAGATCTTTCTTAGAAGAAACACAAGTTGAAGAACCAGTGCCATACACTGTAGACAATCAAATAGAAGATTTGAAAATGGAATACAGCAAACTAGAAAATCCACCAATAGACACTTATGCAGGCACAATCACATCAGATGGTGCACAACAAGATACATTACACGCAGTCAGTGTTTATATCAAAGATGGACAAATGTCTGAAAGCATTATTCAAATGTTGGTTGAGATGGAAGCATTCGCAGGATTAGAAGATGATGCTGTTGCATCAGAAGTGTTGTTAAACTGGAAAGACAATATGAACAGAACAACCAAAACAAATCCACCAACTAGAATGACACCAATACAAGCATTATATGATTATGTCAGAGACTTAGAAACAGCATCACAGCCAACACAAGAAGAAACAGTGTTGGACGCACAAGTTCAAGTGTTGATGATGATGAGTGGTATGACAGAACAAGAAGCAATAGATTACATTAACGAGGGCAACTAATGACAAAAGTCAATGAAGATGCTTTTTTAAATCCTTACAAAGAACGTTTGGTTAAAGCAGATGGACAAAATATGTATGTTCCAAAAGCAGGATTTTGGGAACAAGCAGGTGCAGGCATTGGCGAAGGTTTAGATTTTACCAGTATTGCATTGTTATCAGATTTAGGTTTGAAAGCAAGACGCAGTATGAATCCATTGGATGCCATTGAAGAATCAGATTGGAATGAATCACATCCATATTGGCAAGAAGACATTGAATGGGAACAGGACTTGACACTAGAAGTAGCAAGGAACATTTACTTTGAAAGAAATGAATCTGCCAACTACGAGAAGTTGGTAGAACGTGGTGGCGGTGGCGGTATGTTCACAAGAGGTATGGGATTGTTTGCAGGTGCTATGTTAGATCCAATCAACCTTGTGGCGGCGCCAGCAAGTATGTATATGAAAGCAGGTTTGTTAGGTAAAATGGCAATGGCAGGTGCGGCAAACTTTGTGGCAGAAGGTGCACTACAAACTGTTGCTTATTCAACACAAAGAGAAAGAGGTGAAGAACTTGGCATTGGTGATGCGGCATTGAACTTGGGATTTGCGGCGGCACTAGGTGCGGCATTTCCTGTGGGTGGTAAT